GAGAAAGACGACATGAAGCCGTGGTTGCACCGGACGTGGCTGAAGATTGGGAAGAACCGGCATGGCGGTAAGGGCATGGTCCCGATCGAGTGGGACTGGAAGCGTTTCCGCTGCCGGCAAGCTGAACCGGACGAAGAGGCGGAGTGGCCCGGTTATGAGCAAGCGGCGAAGGAGTGATGGCCGTGACCTCCTCCGATTGCTGTCCCCGCTGCGGCAACCCGCTCACCGGTATCGCCACGTTCTGCTGGACCTGTCAGGAATACGTGGAGGACATGGAGGCCGGGCCCGGTCCTACGAATTGCGACAAAAGAGGACCGGCGGCCGCAATTCCCGACGCCCGCTCCGAGGACGAGCGCAAGGCGGACGCCAGGGAGCCGGTCCAGGCTCTGGGTTGGGACGTGATCGACACCGAGCAAGGATGGCGTCCGTTCGAATGCCCGTCGTGTGGTGCCCGCATACCCGGCGGGACCCGGGTGGAGCGCGGCTTTCCCGACTGGCTCGTCATGGGCCACGGACTCGCCTGCTTCCTTGAGTGGAAGAGTGCCGGCGGAAAGCAAACCGAGTACCAGCAGGCCTTCCAGGAGCGTTGCCGCGTGGCGGGGATCCCCTACCGGGTTGTCCGTACCACCGAGGAGGCGGTGGCGTTTCTGGGGGCCCAGCGATCACAAGCGACGCGGAAGGAGGCACCATGACGCAGGCCAAGAGGGACCGGGACTTCACGCCCGTGGAGCCGAAGGAGAGGCAATCGTATCACCCGGGCGGGGATTGTACATGCACCAACAAAGCGCGGCGAATCACCCGGATCTACATGGGCTACGGATACTGCGAGACCTGTGGCCGCCTGACCCGGGAGAAGGCCGCAAGGATCCGAGACGACAGATGAGCGGCCGGGATCCCAGGCTTGGCCGGATGAACGTGGCCAAGCCGGACCGAGAGAAGCTTGCCCGGGTCCTCCTTCAGGAGGCCGGCCGGAATGCGGACCGCGACGAGCTCGTCCGTGTGGCCTGCCTCCGGTGGGACCACCTCAAAACCCCGTTCGTGGGCTCGGTCGTATGCCGGGCCCTGGAGATGCAAGAGGAGAGAGCGATGGGAAGACAATCGAAGAATACCGAAGAGACGAGAGAAAGCGCCCACCGCCTGACGGAGGATCTTATCCGGGAAGCCAGCCCATCGGCGGTCGTGGGAAGCCGAAAGCCAGGTCCGACGGCAGAGATGCACCGGCAGGTCTGCGATGCCACGGGCCTGAATGCCACCTACCAGACATGGCGCAATGAGTATTTCTACCCGGCCAGGAAGCGGGTCCAGGTGGAACTCCGAGCCGGAACGCCGGACAACTCGGCCCCGAAGCCGTCGGAAGCGAACAACGGCGCCGCCTCGGCCGAACGCCTCGTGCGTTGGGTGGGCGAGCGATACCGGCAGACGGAGGACGCCTACCTTGAGGCCCGGGGGAACCTGGAGCGGGCCGGGCAGGAGCGGAAGGAGTTGGCCGCCACGCTCCGGTGGGTCGAGCGATGGGCCGCGGATGCCTTGGACGATGAGGGCCTGGATAATCTCATGGGCGCGGCTGATGTGGGTTTCGTGACCGGACCACAGGATACATCGTGATGAGATACTTGATCGAGCGACTCCTCGGCCTCGGCCGCAGGATCTGGCATTGGAGGGCCCGGCGGCAAGTGCGCCGGCGCATGGACGAAATACTGGCCCGGATGGACGGCACCTAATCGCAGATCGTGCAGGTGTGTTTCTCGCCGATCTTAGCTCCCCCGGAGTAGATACCCTCCTCCGTGCATTCCCATCCCGTGCCGAGGAGATTCTTGAGGCGGAGCTTCTGGATTCCCTCGTCGATGGCCCCATAGATGATCTCCACGATCTTCGTCCGGACTGTGCAGTCCGTCGGACTGGAGCATGTGGCGAGGGGCGCCAGGGAGAGGATGAGCATCAGGGCAAGGAGCCGCATGGGTGAAAGCTATCCTTGACGCCACGCGGTCGGCAAGATTATCCTCGGGGCGTTAGGGGTAGCGTGGATGCGCTTAACTGCTCCTGTGGACAGGCGGCCCGGTGCCGAACGAAACTGCCAATTCGACAGATCCCGTCAAAAAACCGCATAGCTGGGATAAGGCGGTGTCAGCGGCCTATTTACGCCTGCTGGGCAATTCTCAAGAAGCCTCGGCAAGGTCAGCAGGCATTAGCCCGAGGAGCCTTGTCTCGTGGGAAACCTGTTCCTGGTGGCCCCAGGCGAAGCAGGAAGCCAAAGAGCGGTGGCTCAACGACTTAGTGGCGAAGGCCAGGGTCTCCATCGAAGCGGGCGTCCAGGATGACCCGAACCTTGCCCTCAAGATCCTGGAGCGCTTGGATCTTGACCTCCGGCCGCCGAAGGAGCGCATGGACGTGAGTGTCGAGGGCGGCGTCCTCGCCGTTCCCCAGGGTATCGAGGAGGAGGATTGGGGCGACTACCTCCGCCGGCAACGGATGTTCACCGCCACCGGCGAGAGGGGTGGGAACGGCAAGCGGGGCGGCAATGGCCGTGGCGGCGCCTGATGTGCGGATCGCATGGCGACCGCATCCGGGCACGAGCCAGGAGGCCTTCCTCGCCTGTCCCTTCTGGGAAGTCCTCTACACCGGCACCCGGGGCCCGGGCAAGACCGATGCCCTCCTCATGGATTTCGCCAAGGACGTCGGCAAGGGGTGGGGGTCGGACTGGCGTGGCGTTCTTTTCCGCCACGAGTACAAGCCCCTGTCCGACATCGTCCGCAAGAGCCAGAAATGGTACAGCCAGATCTTCCCCGGGGCCCGGTTCCTGCGCTCGCAATCGGAGTACCGGTGGGTGTTCCCGGGCGGCGAGGAGCTCCTCCTTCGGGCCTTCAAGGTGCCGACGGACTACGAGGACTACCACGGTCACGAGTATCCCTGGATCGGCTGGGAGGAGATCACGCTCTGGCCATCCCTCGAATGCTATCACGTGATGAAATCCTGCAATCGCTCCTCCCGCCAGGGGATCCCCCGCCGCTACCGAGCGACGTGCAACCCCTACGGCCCAGGCCACAACGCAGTGAAGGCGTACTTCATCGACCCGGCTCCCGCCGGTGTCCCCTTCGTGGCCGAACGCTCCGAGGTGGACGAGCTGCTCGACGAGGTCGGGGCCGAAGTCGACACTTCGGGCCTGAAGACGCTCACGATCCACGGGCACTACCGGGAAAACACCGCGCTCATGGAGGCGCAGCCCGACTACCCGGCCGTGATCGCCGCCTCCGCGGCCAACCCCCAGCAGGCGGCCGCCTGGCTCTCCGACGATTGGGACATCGTGAGCGGCGGAATGTTCGACGACCTCTGGGACCGCGGTCGCCACATCCTGCCCCGCTTCGACGTGCCCGAGGGCTGGGAGCTCTTCCGCGCCTACGATTGGGGCTCGACGCGGCCATTTTCCTACGGACTCTGGGCCCGGGCCAACGGCGAGGAGGCCACGCTACCCGACGGCTCGACCTTCTGCCCGCCGCCGGGGTCGGTCGTCCGCGCCGGCGAGTGGTATGGCTGGGACGGCCGGACCCCGAACGTGGGCCTGCGGATGACGGACACCGTGATCGGTAAGGGGATCGTCGAGCGCGAGAAAGAGTGGGGTTACCACGGCCGCACCCTGGCCGGCCCCGCCGATTCGACGATTTTCAGCGCCGACCCCGGGGAGACCTCTCCCGCCGATGCCATGGCCGCCGCCGGGGCCTCCTTCATCCCCGCCGACAAGAGCGCCGGGTCCCGGGTCCGGGGCTGGCAGGGCATGCGCCGGATGCTCGAGGAGGCGGCCAAGCCCAGGCCCGAGGGCCCCGGCCTCTGGACCATGGCCCACTGCCGGCAATGGATCCGCACGATCCCCACACTCCCGAGGAGCGACCGCGATCCGGACGATGTGGACACGGACGCAGAGGACCACTGCGGTGACGAGACTCGCTACGCCATCACGATGCCGGCCCAGAAGACGGGCCGGGCCTTCCGCTGGAGCGTGTGACCTATGGCCAGGCCGATGAGACGGAAGCAAAGCGATGATCCGGGGTTCGTGGCATCCTCCGTGGCCGATCAACAGGAGGCCGTCCAGATCTGCCGGACCGTCTATGGCGGTACCTTGGCGCTCCGCAAGGAGGACGGCTTTCTGCCACAGTGGGAGAAGGAAGACCTCGACCACTACCGCAAGCGCCAAAAGGCTGCCCTGGCCATAGGCTCCTTCCGCAAGACCGTCCGCTCGCTCAAGGCCATCGTCTACCGGAAGCCCATGAGCTTGGGTGAGGACGTTCCCGTAGAGATTCGCGGGGACTCGGAACGGGGCATCGGCGGAATCGTCGAGAATATCGACTTAGCGGGCCAACACTTGGATCTATTCGGACAGGGGCTGTTCCTCGATAAGCTCGTCGATGGCCACTCCATTATTCTCGTCGATTGGCATGGCCCGGAAGGGGCCCGCCGGGCCGCAGATGAAAGCAATGGACGGGCCCGCCCCTACTGGACCAAGATCCAAAAAGGCCAGGTGGCGCGGCCCTACGTCCGCCGCGATGACGGCGCCCTGGTCCTTGAGTCCTTTGCCTATTTCGAGGACGACACGATGCGGAGCGGCGCCTTCGCGGAGAAGGAGATCCGCCGGG